CTAGAAGTGATCTTCGTCGCTGTGTCCCATCTGCAATTTGGGCAGGTGGCGGGAGGCCTCTTTGCGGTCTCGCGTGTTGGTGTGTTGGTAGATCCGCGTGGTGGTCGTGGTATCAGAGTGTCCGGCCAACTCACTGGCGGCCTTGAGGTTTGCGCCTTGAGCAAGCAGTTCTGTCACAAAGGCATGACGCAGGGAGTAAGGCTTGCAGTACGGGATAGGTGGGAGGTTGCGCTTGCCCCTTGTTTTGTTCACGCGGTCAAACAGGTTGCGCCACGCCTTCTTGAACGTCGTAATGGGCTTGCCACGATAGTGGATGACGTAGAGGAATCCCCCGGCCATATCTGCTGCGCACCATTGGGACAGCAAGTGCCAGATTTCGTTGTCGTCTATGTAAATATCCCGCCACTGGATTTCGTCATTCTTATTGGCTGAGTGGATTCTGACGAAGCGTTCACGAAACGCGACATCTTCCCACTTGATTCGGAGCAGTTCGGACGGCCCGGTCCGCGCCCCAGTATAGTAGCCGAGGACGATGGCGCGGCAGATGTGGGGCGGAGCTGCTTCAAGTAACTCCGCAATCTGGTTAGGTGTCGGTGGCGGCGTGCGTTTGTCCCGACCGCGTTTGCATCGATACTCAAGGGGGTTGATCGGAATGGAGTCAATAAGGCGCTGGTCCTTTGCCCACGTCATAGCAGCCAACACGATTCCAATTTTGCGATTGATGCCGGGCTGCGCGTAGCCGTCTGTGCGCAACCGCCGTTCAATGTTGGTCATGTGTGCGGCGGTCAGCTCCTGAACGGTTAGTCCGTCCATGAGCTTTGCAACTTTCTTGAGATGATAGAAGGTAGACTTGCGAGTGCTTTCCGTGAGGTTTGCGCCCGTTAGGTATGCGGCGAGGATATCCGTAACCAGTGCTGACGACGCGGGGACAGCAACTTCAAAAGACTCCGGCTCATATTTGAGGCGGAACTTCATTTCTTCGGAGAGCTTCTCGGCCTTTTTATGGGTGGTCCACGGGCCGCGTTCAATCCGTCTTGTTGCTGGGTTTCTCCAGTATGCACGGTAAGAAACGCGGCCCGATTTATTTTTACGTTTTTCTACAGCCATAATGGATGAGCCTACTGCAATTTATCGTGCGCCTTCCCTTGAAGGTCTTTGTATGAGCCGTTGAATATATTGCTCGACTTGCGCTTGATCTTCTTGGGCTTGGCTTGTGGTTTTGTCTTGGGACGCAAGGACTCTATGAGGTCTTTGATCTCGGATGAAAAGAAACGTAGCCCACGGCCAGCTCCACGTCCAAAGTTGATGGGGACAATGCCGTGGTCTGTTAGGAACTTGGTTGCACCTGCGGGGTTTGGGGTTCCGTCGCGGCGAAAGATTTTGAGGAGTTGTGCAGCTTCCTTGGCAGTGAGTAGTTCGTTCATTGGAGGATCCTTTGCTTGCGAGTGTGATTGGAGGCACCAGTCGTTGGCTCTTTCGCTAGCCAGATTCCGGCTTCCAGTCAACTGCTAGATAGCCATATTCCGGCTATAAAGATGCAGGAGAATCGGGCTTCCCCGTGTAAAGATTGGCTAAATATTAGCTAGGGGTCTGCAATAATCTTGGGGCCGTGGCCCGTGTAGAGCCAGTGCACAGAGACTCGGTGCTTGAGGTAGGTTTCTATGAGCCAGCCGGAGGGGACGGAGTCCCGCGTGCGGTATTTGGAAATGGTGGAGCGGTCTATGTCCATGGCGCGGGCGAGTGCTGCGTACGAGTCCACGCCCCATGCCTCGCACATGCGGGCGATGATTCGTCCGCCAAGAGGCGACGTGGAGCGCGTGGAGAGAATCCAACGTTGGGCGCGGCCGGGGACGTAGGTCACGGCGGAGGCCATGCGGACAAGTCCTCGCCGGCGGTGGATACGTAACTCTATGCGCGTGGGGGTGGTGGGGTGCTGCTGGCTGATCCGCATGGCGCGGAGCAGCACGTTCGCGTCGTCTTCGTGGATAGCTTCCAGCAGCTGGCGGTCTGTGGCGTCTGCGCCGTAAAAGAGTGAATCGCTATCAACCTCGCATGTAACGATGGATAAGTCTTCGCGTAGGATGAAGAGGTTGTCGCCGGGCGGGCTAATCTGTCTGGCGTACGCCAGTTCGATGTCAGGACGATGCGGCGGCTCTGTGCAGACCGTTAGGATATACAGCAGTGTCTGTTCGACAAAATAGGGGATGCTATGCGTTTCGATGTAGCCGAATCCAGCGCGTCCTGCGTCTATTTCTGCCGTCACCACGGCGCCGCGCCTTTGTACCAGAGTCGCAATTTCCGCGTAGGATGCTGAGATATGCGGGAGGAATACACCCACTGCGTGGTCTTGTCCGAAGAGTTGCTTCCACGGATCATTCGCGTACGCGACCCGGCCGGATGGCTCGTATATGACAGCCGGTTCATGCGCCGTGGCAACTGAATTTACTGCGACGCTTAGTATGTATTCGCTATCAAGAATCATATGTGTGTTGCATACAGGTCAACGAAGTTTCATACAGTGCAACAAAACCCGAAAATGACCGTAATTCCTTGACGATACGGGAAGGGCGTTCGTACGTCTTAGGCGTGAAAAACGTACGGAGGAGCTATGCCCGATCCTATCTCAGAATTGTACGATATTGCGGATACCCTGCAAGGGTTGGCGGACTTGCGTGAACCGCTACAGGGGGAAGAGTATGTGCTGAAACTATTGAGGGGGCGGCTGGTTAGGGCCGCAAGGGGGTTGGAACAAAAAGAAGAGCAGGAGGAGCGCTCCGCACGTTATGCGGACTGCCCCTCCTGCTGATCAATCTTTAAGCGCTGCTCAACGATGAAGCAGAGTTCGGCGTATGACTTGCCGAGGGCTTCCGCCATTCTTACGGCGTCCGCCTGATAGATTCTTTGAGGGCGGCCTTCGCTAGACTTCCAAGCGTTGCGCATCCTGCGCCACTTAGCGACAGGGCCGCCCATGTCTTTTAGAGCGATTTTCGCAAAGTCACTGTGATTCATCCCTGAATCAAGCACCAACTCAGACACGACCTGAATAAATTTCCGTTCGAATTTGTCGGCGTATTGCATGGTTTTCCTATAGGCCAAAATCCGTCCGTACAAAATAACCGAAATTTTTCTTGATTAGATAGCCGGATTCCGGCTATCTAGCACGCATGAGCACACAGACATTTCACAAGCAATTGGGCGTGATCCTGAAAGCATACAGGACACATCGGCTTGTGCGGACCCTGCTGGGCTACAAGACCACAGCGTGGAAAAGCACACGTAAAAAGCCAACGCCGTGGGCGAAAGCCGCCGTGCGTTTGGCGTACATCAACATCTGTCTGCGGGCCAAAAATCGTGAACTGAAGCAGCAGCTTGCGAAGACCGCAGCCAAGACAAAATCACAGGCTAAGGGCCGCCGTTCTACCAAGAAATAATCCCCCACAACAAACCATACAAACTCAAGTCATGAGAGGCAGACATGAAGACACTGGAACAAACGAACTCCGCCTGTTTGCAGCGCCTAGAAGCCGTGGACATCGTCAAGCTGGCTTTCTCCAATAGCGGCAAGACCATGCAGCAGATAGCCGAGGAAATGGGCTGGAGCATGGCCCACGCCCGTAGGGTGTGTTCCACCGCCCGTTACTATCCGTCGCTGGAAGATATGCCCAAGCTGTGCGCGGTATTGGGCAATACATACCTGCCGCAGTGGATTCAGATCCGCGCCATGATGCAGGGCATGCAGAACGCCCACGCGTCTGTAGATTGCCAGTCCCTCGTCCTGCGGATTGGTGACTTCTTTGGCGAGGTCGCCGACGTGGGCAAGCAGGGGCAGGCGGCGATTGAAGACGGAGTGCTGGAATCGGCCGAAATGCGATCCATAATCCGGGAACTGTACGACGTCATCGACATGGCCAGTGCCCTGATTGGCGATCTGCGCGAAGAAGAACGCCGACTAGCTGCGGAGGAAAAGGCCAAGGACTTCAACGAAAACGAAAGCGCAGAGTAGGGAGCCGCCCATGCTTAACATCACAGCAGCACGCAACACCATATACGACGTCACCACCGCAGAAGGCCGGGAGGCCTTGGCGAGGCTCGCTGAGAGGGCGCAGTTTGCCGAGGGGCTTTTGACTGGCGGGGCGGAAGGGTTGGCCCGGCCCGAGGATATCGCCGCGCTAACTGAGTACACCAGACAGGCCCGGGCGCAGCTGCCTGTTCTGCTGGCCCAAGTCTCTGAGCAGGGCAGCGCCTATGCCTAAGCCGGGACACAGCCGTACGCCGGGAGTCCATGCCCTGTTCATGGGCAGGACTCTTGGTGGACGGGCCTTCAAGGAAATCCGCTCATACATCCAGAAGCTAGAGAACGATAACGCGAATCTCCGCGCACTGATCCGCGCCCAGCCTAACGCAGACCACGCCGAGTAAACACACAGGAGCAGGTATGCACGCTTCGACCCCTCACACGGACAACGGTCAGATTTTGACCCCTCAACACAAATCGGGTATGGAAATTTCAGGTGCTAAACACACCCCGTCCAAAGGCGGCTCCATGGCCGAAAAACATGGTTCCTTTTGTGTTCTTTTCCCGTCTAAACAGCGGGCCGAACACAATGCTTCCCTGCCAGTAGTGCATCTACTGATTGGCAACCATGACATTTTTTTTGCCGGGAGTGCGGAGAATACAAGACCCCTCAGGACGCTGAGGGGGAATAATCCCGCGGCTTCCTTTGGGCCGTGTTTAGCTCCCGGCCCTCTTTTCTTTGAAGAGGGCCAACTAAACAAAACCAAAGGAGCTGCCATCATGGCACGCGCGCTCACCCCAGAGCAGGCCGTTTCCGACCTGTTCCCCATCTCTGACGCTCTGTTAGAAATCGCTTCCACTCTCGACGCAGACCGCCCCGGCGTGACTGCCCTCGTGCTGTGCCTCGCGCACCAGTTGAGGGACTGCGCAGAAGCACTGGACACCGCCTTCCCCGGACCTATCGAAGATGCTGGAAAGGAGGGTGGCCATGCTCGTTCCTAATGAAGAAATCCTGCAAGCCCTTCTGAGTAGCTCCCGTTTCCAGTTCAAGTCGAATAACAACAAGTACCTGTCTGGGGGCAAATGCCCCCAGTGCGGAGGCAAGTCCTTATGGGTGAACAAGGACAAGCCTTTTTATCTGAACTGCAATCACAAGAATTCCTGCGGCTACGAAGGTACGGTCAAAGATGAAATCCCCGAGTTGTTTACGGGCTGGGAAGAACGCTTCCCCGCCACGAAGGAAGAACCGGAACGGACAGCCAATGTCTATCTGTCCATGGACCGGGGCTTCGACATTTCGAAGCTCCGGGGTTGGTACACGCAGGAAGCGTGCAGGCTGGATAACGGCAAGTATTGCGCCACGGTCCGCTTCTATCTGGATGAAAAACGGACGCGCTTCTGGGAACGCCTGATTGGTCATACTTGGAAAGACGGACAGCAGCGCGCCAAGTTTGGCGGCAAGCGCAAGGAAGATGGAACTCTCTACGCCGGAGACGCATGGACGCCCCCCGGGCAGGAGCTTGTCCAGGGCGAACGTTGCTACATAGTAGAAGGGATTTTCCACGCCATTGCCTTGCACATGACGGGGCGCAAGGTGGCGGCAGCCTTGAGCTGCGGCAATATGCCAGTCAATTACATCAAGGAGCACAAAGGAAAGGGCATCCGTTGGACACTGGCCCTCGATGGCGACAAAGCCGGACGTCCGGCCATGCGCAAGCATGTTAAGCGAATCAGGGCTATGGAAGAGACGGCGCAGGTTTGCTTGCTCCCGAATAACGGACAGGACTGGGATGACCTGTATAGGGCCGGGAAACTGACAGACGACTTCATGGCGGAGCGGCTGCACTGGGGGCGCGTGTTCTTGGCTGAAAGTGTGGAGGAGTCCGCGTACCATCGCTATTGCAAGAAGAAACGCGAAAGCATGATTTTCGCTTTTAAGAATCAGATATATGAAGTGCGCGTCCCCATGACCACGCTGGATGATGAGTTGGCCAAGCAGGAAGCTGCGCTGGAATCATCTGATGGGAAGCTGATCTTCTATGCGAATTGTGCAACGAAGATGCTGTGCAACGTCTATCCCGAATGCCTGTACCGTGAGGTAGACGAAATCGCGAATGCTCGGTGGTACGTCTTCCGCATCAACTATGAGCACTTAGACCCGGAAATCATTAGACTCGAAGGTTCTGAACTGACGTCCTCTGCGGTGTTTAACGCTGCGCTTATCGATAAGACGGCGGGTGGATCGTGGACCGGAGACGCCGGGCATTTCAGATATCTGTCCCTCAAGTGGTTCAAAAAGGCGCAGCACCGCCTTGTGAAGTCCGTTCCTTATCAAGGCTACGTGCGTGAATTTGAGGCGTATGTTTTTGAGGGGAAGGCGTTCTACAAGAACCAAGAGGTCTTCCCAAACGATGATGGCCTTTTCCGTGTTGGCAAGCATGGCATCAAGACCAATCTGTCCTTGTCCCTGTGCATGAAGGGGAAGTTCGACCCGAGCTGGGTGAATGATTACGTAACGGCGTTTTCTATGCCGGGCCTTTCGGTTCTGGCCTTCTGGCTGGGTTCTCTTTTTGTGGGGCAGATTCGTGCCCAGCAAAGCTCGTTCCCATTTCTTGAATTCACCGGTGACGCCGGGGCAGGCAAGACAACTGTCTTGGAATTCCTGTGGAAGTGCTGTGGCCGAGACGACTACGAGGGGTTTGACCTGTTGAAGGCGACGGATGCAGGTGGGCGCCGCTCGTATAATCAGTTGTCGGGCATGCCCACCGTTCTTATTGAATCAGACCGCGACAACGGCAACCCGCACACTAAGGCCAAGCAGTTCGACTTTGACAACCTGAAAGCATTTTACAATGGGCGCTCAACCGGAACCCTCGGTGTGGCTAAGCGTGGCAATGACGTGGAAGAGTCGCCGTTTCGTGGCACTATCATCATCAGTCAGAACGCTGAGGTCGATGGCAGCCAAGCGCTTCTGCAGCGCATTGTCCATTGCCATGCCGACAAGAGCCACCACGGCCCCGGGACGCGTGACGTTGCCCGCTGGTTCGAACGCCAGACACCGGAGACCGTGGGCGGCTTTATCCGTAAGGCGCTTACCAACGAAAGCACTATCCTCAAGCGCTACTATGAATGCTTTGACATCATGGAAGCCCGCTTCACTCCGCACCTGCGAAATGAGCGTGTGTGCAAGAACCACGCGCAGGTGGCCGCCTGCGCGTGTGCCTTGCCGATTCTCTTTCCTGATCTGAAACAGGAAACCATAGATCAAGTTGCAGACTACTTGCTGGAACGTGCACAGGCCCGTGAACGTCGCCTTGATGCAGATCATCCGGAAGTCGAACGCTTCTGGGAGCTGTATCACTACCTGAATGAGGAAAGTTGCAAGGTAGGTGAAGGGCGCCTCAATCATTCCGGAAACGAGGATGAGATAGCACTTAGCCCCAACGAGTTTGAGGCAGCGTGTCGAAATGAAGGTTTGAAGATCCCAGATATGCGCCAAGTGAGGAAGCTCTTGCCAAACTCTCAGAGGCATAAGTTCATCAAGAAGAACGCTTCTGTGTGGAGCACACACACGAGAAGTAGCAAAAAATGCTGGGTTTTCAGAAGCTAGCTGAAATGATTGGCAAATACGCGCGTGCGCTTGCGCGTGAATTTTGCGAGGTCATTTAAGTTTGGAGGGGTAAAAGATAGGGTCAGGATGGGCAGGATTGCAAAATTGGCTTATAAATGCCTGATATATATAATATATTTCCTAACCATAAATAGGGCAGGATAAGGGCAGGCCTAACTTTGAATCCTCACCTTTCGCCTACTTTTTACCCCTTCGAAAGCCACAGATAACTAGCTGATTTTAAAGAACTATTTTTTTAAGGGTGAGAACCTCACCTCTTTAGGGGCAGGATTAAAGCCTTTAAAATCAGTGGTTTATAGCAGAAAAAAGCTATTCTGCCCTCATCACCTAAGTTGATTTTTTTTTCAGCGTGACCTTTGAAGGAGTAGGACATGAAGACGGTAAATCCTGAGGCAAAAATCGAAGGCGTTTTGGAAACCTACGACGAAACTGTTGAGCGGCTGGCGGCGATGTGGTCGGCGTATTTACAGCGTAGACTCACGACGAAGGATGTAGAGAATATGCTTACTATGCTTTCGATGTCGCGCGGTGTGAAAATATTGCCTGTTGAAGAGATTACGGAGCATCCCATTGTGGCGCTCTTTTGGGCAGACGTGGAGCGGATTGTTAATGAGCATGATCTTGATGTTTCTTCCGAGCCGAAGGAAATTGCTTTTCATATGCAAACGGTCAAGAAGCACTTGATTGCTTCGGGCTGGAGTGAGCGTGATTTCAATAAGGCCCGTAAGCTGTTGGGCGTGTCGCCCCGCTATAAGCTGCTGGAAAAGAACCGTTGTCGCCATAATTCCAAGCTGTACAAAACACAGCGTTGCTGGTGCTTTCTCCGACCTCAAGAAGACGCGGAGGGCTAGGCCATGACAGAACAGACCATCCACCCCGGTGACTACCTGTGCATTAACGGCACGCCCTGTCGTGTGCGCTTTGTCAGTATGCGTGATGTGCGGCTTGAAAATGGATTGGTTCTTTCGCATGAGCAGGCGGGGCAGTATCCGCATTGTCCTGTATCGACCGAGGAGCCGCGCGGCAGCTTCGTGCCGAAGGCCGCGCAAGGGAGGTTGTTTTGATGGGGGAGGGGATACGCGTTATCACCATAGAGCATCGGCTAGAGGACGCGCGTTTTCTCCTACGCACACTTGCCCAGTCGAGTGAGCTGCACCCCGCCGAGCGTGCGGCGCTGCGTGGGTGCGCCAAGAGCGTGAACCAGATCCTCGGCGCGGTGAACTGCCGAGGGCGGGAAAATGACGCCCAACCGGACTACGCCAGAGCCTAACGCCATCTACAAACAAAGCCCCCGACCAGAACGGCCGGGGGCTTTGTTTGTGGATGGCGGTCAATATCTGACCCTTTATATTTACTTGTTCGCCGTTTGTTGCTATCGGGCAAAAAACGTAAGGGGGCAGAATATGACTGATATTTGGACTGATATAGATGGGCAGCCTGCGCGCTCCGTTAATAGAGCGCGGGTATCGGACAGAACGGTTGATGAACTTATTGGCATGGCCAAAGGGTTTATCGCAGACGGCGAAGTGAGCGAGGGGGAGGCCGCGGCTTTGGTGCAGTGGCTCAAAGTGAATCACCTGCTTGCATCCAATGACTTTGTGGTTTCTCATTTAAGCAAGCGAATCGCCGCCATGCTTGAGGACGACGTGATTGATGCAGAGGAACGCAAAGAGCTTTTCGAGATATTGCGTGACATTTGCGGGCAAGATGCCGCACCGGAGTGTGCGCACTCGCTGAGTTGCAGCTTGCCCCTTGATGACCCCTTGCCCAATATCCAATTTGAGGATGCGTGCTTTTGTCTTACTGGCAAGTTTGCGTGTGGTACGCGCAGCAAGTGCCAACATGTGGTGACAAGCCTTGGCGGGTTTGCCCAGTCGAGTGTCCGGCTGAATACGGATTACCTTGTGATAGGTTCCATTGGGAGCCGCGATTGGATCCACTCCACCTATGGCCGCAAGATTGAAAAGGCGATGAGCTTCAAGGCCGAAGGCAAGGCGCAGATTGCCATTGTTTCTGAGGAGCACTGGGCTGATGCTGTTTGGAAGTGTTCGCAGGCGTTGTAACTCTGACCAGCTACAAACAAAGCCCCCGACCAGAACGGCCGGGGGCTTTGTTTGTTCGTGGTTTTGCCCGTACGTGGTTACGCCGAGCAACATGCGAACAGCATTTTTTGTTCTGACGCTGTTGCCTTTTGAAGCCGCTTCCGCACAGCTGCCGGCAGGTCCAGCGCGGATGGGCTGAGTGTGTGGGAGAAGGCGAGGTCCATCACGAAGGTGTGCCCGCATTCTAGGTTGCGGCAACTGCAATAGAGCTGCTTCAACTCCCCGCCCAGTTCCTTGGAGCTTTCCACCCGCGCCACGTAGCCGCACTTGTTGCATCGAACTCTGATTGCACTCATTGTCTCAACCTCACGAATTGGTGACAATGTACACTATTCCCCGTCGGTTATAAAGGAAACGCGCCCCTGCTGTGGCAGTATTTCGTTCACTTCCAGCAGGAGTTCCCGGACGGGTTGCACCTCGTTCCGCTGGTACACGCTGTCGATTTTCTCCACGTCGCCAAAGCCGCCCGTGTTGTTCGGGATGATGGCGGCCAGCGCGGGCGGGACGCGGTGGGCGGCGATGATGTCGTCCCGCGTCAGGTTCTTGATCTTCTCCAGCTCGTCCCGCGTGGAGAAGTCGCCCACGGGCAGGATTTGGAGCTGGTCCTTGCCGCCTTGTGGCATGTGAATGAACATGTTCCGGAAGTTGCCCGCGCCCTTGGTGTTCTTCATGGCGGCTTCTATCTGCTCCTGATAGCGCTGCTCCATGTTGCCGCCCGCGTAAAGGATGTAGCCCATGTGCGCGCCGTTTTTGTAATACTTGCGGCGGAACAGGGTGGCGTCCTCATTGAGCAGCATAGACTGGATTGCGCCGAGGTAGCCGGGCACGCCGTAGATGGACTGGGACACGTCGTAGTTGCGCAGGTGCAGCACCTCGCCGGGCTGGAACTCCGTGATGTTTCCCGTCAGGCCCAGCTGGCAATAGTGGTCCGGATCCTTCATCCGGCGCATGTTGATGGCGGGCAGGTGGCGCAGGCCTATCACCTCGCCCATCCAGTTGCGGATGATCTGCGCGTAGGCGTTGGCGAAGGTGACGAAGTCCGTCACCATGGCGTGCATGGCCTTGCGCGGCAGCATGGCCGAGCCGTGAAAGCCGCGCATGATCATGTTGGCTTTGAACTCCAGAAGCGGCCCATGGTAGGCGTTGCTGCGCGTGAGGCGCGTTAGCCCGATGAGCGGGACGGGCGTCTGGTAGTAGCGGCCATTGTCCAGCAGCCACACACCAAGCGAGTCGTATATTTGGCCGGAAAGGACCGGCTCCGGATCCCCGAAGGTGAAGTGCATGGCGTTTGCGGCTGAGGCCTGCGGGGCGTCCGTGGCTCCGTCCTGCGTCCTATTCTTCTTCCTGCCCATGAATGCTCCTAGGAGACGACCACGCGGCCGCCTTTCTGTTCGGTGAGGGGTTCGTGTGCGAGGGCGTGCATGATGGCCCACGCGACGTCAGCGTGCCCGGTGTTGGCCGTGCGGCCCGCGCTGTAGGTCATCTGGCCACTGTTCGTCAGTCCCTGCCGGATGGTCAGGAACGCGTGCCCGATGTCGGACCAGACGCTGTTCCATTCCAGCCTGCCGTTTTCGATGACGTCCTTGGCCTTGAGCACAAGCATGTTCTTGGCCTGCACGCTGTAGTGGATGCTCTGCGCCATGGGGAAAAAGCCCTTGATGGCGTCGTACACGCCAATGCCCGGCCCGGTGGTATCCACGCCGATGTGCTCGAAGTTGTAGCGCTCCGTGAGTTCCTTGATGCGTTCCGCCTGCCACGTGAAGGATTTGTCCGTCCATTTGTAGCGCTCCAGCACGCGGAAGCGGCCGCCGGATTCCAGCGGTGGCGCGAGGATGACAAAGGACGCATCGTCCCGGCTGCGGCTGGGATCGTAGCCGCCCCACACGGGAGCATTGCCGAAGGGACGCTGCGCGCCGGGGGTGAAGTCCGGCCACTCGTCGTCCGGATCCACGGGGCAGAGTTCCAGATCCGCCAGCCGGAAGACGCTCCACGTGTCGTCCACGAACTCGCACATAAACAGATTCCGGAATTCATCCGGGCTGTACTCCAGCTTGAGTTCCTTTACGTCGAAGAGGTCGCAGCCTCCGGCCTCGGCGTCCTCAAGGGTGATGATCTTGCGCCATGTGTTGTCCGGGCACAGGACGCCGCCCTGCGACTCCTTAAAGCTGGGAAACTGCGCGCGCTTTTTCTTGTACCGCTTCTGGAAGCGCTCGCCCGTCCAGAGATCATAGGCCTCATGCGTGACCGCCGAGGGTGTGGAGAAGAGCGTGCGCCGCCATTTCTTGTGGGCCGCCATGCCTGTGGCGACCTTGTAGAGGTCATTGAAGCGGCAGATCCAGAAAAACTCGTCTATGTAGACATGGCCGTGGTAGGACTGCGCGCTTTTGGAGTTGTTGGACAGAAAGTAGAGCGTGGCCGGACCGTGCGCGGTGTGTAGCTGCAACTTGTCCTTGCCCTTCAGCTCAAGGTCAAAGGCCTCGCCCGCAATGTTCACGATGTATTCCCGGAACACGTCGGCCTGTGCGCGGGTGGCGCTCAAAAAGATTTGGTTGTCCCCAGTGAGGCACGCGTTCTCGAAGGCCTCCTGCGCGAAGTACCACGTTGCGCCGATCTGGCGGGACTTGAGTATCTGGCGGTTGCGGTGGTGGCGATTCGCGTACAGCTCCAACTGGTATTGGAAATAGTGTTGGTGGAGCTTTTGGAAGTCATCCGCCGTCAGATGCGAGACGTCGTTTTTCGTTTTGCCCTTGCCGCGTTTGTTCGGGCGGCCCTTGTTCCTTTGGCTGGACTGCGCCGGGGCGTCGCCTGCGTGCTCCTGCGCTGCCTTTGGGCGCTGCGCCAGCCGCGTCAGGCGTTCCAGCCCGGAGACGAGACAGTCTATTTCCTTCAACTCCGCAGGTGATTTGCCGTCACGCTCCGCCAGCAGGGCCAGCCGACGCTGGATGGCTTCTTCTGCCGTCTGGTGGGAGACAAGGTCTTCCCAGTCTTCAGCTTGCGCCCAGTGGTAGACGGTGCGCTTTGGTACATTCAGCGTTGTGGCGATCTCCTTTATCTTGTAACCACGCAGGTACAAGGAGCGCGCCGCGCGCCTGACTTCATCCGGATAGTGTGCCATACACTATCAATACATGTTCCCACCATTGCATTCCCGTATCTCTGTTCCGATTGAGCGCCAATCGGAATTCACTTTGTTGTGCGCGCGTTACTGCGTGGCGTAACATCATTCCTATGAAACTCACCACAGACTTTATCAAAGTTGGGCAGTCCGGCCCGACCTGTGACGGTCGCGAGATTGACGCGCAGTGGCTGCGCGAGGCCGCTGAAACGTATGACCCCAAGGTCTATACGGCCCTCATTTGGCCGGAGCATTTCCGCTTTCTCGGCAACTCCGGGAAGGTTGTGGCCCTGAAGGCCAAGGACGAGGGCGACGGCATTGTTGGCCTGTACGCGCAGTTGGAGCCGAACGTTCGTTTGCTCCAGTCAATCAAGGATGGCCAGCGCATGTACACGTCCATGGAGCTGACTCCTAATTTTGCCGGGACGGGCAAGCACTATCTTGCCGGCCTCGGCGTGACCGACAGCCCCGCGTCCCTCGGGACGGATGAGTTGAAGTTTTCGCAGAGGAAGCACGCCCCGGAGAACGAATTTTACGCAGGCGTGGAGCTGGCGCAGCTGGAGGCGGATGCAGAGGGCGAGGAAGAGGCCGCCACCTTGTTGAATAAACTTTTTCACCTGCTTGGCTTTGGCAGCAAGGGCGCGGCCCCGGCGCAGGAACCCGAACAACACGAGGAGAACAACGTGGACAAAGAGCAGTTTGATGCGCTGAACGGCGCGCTGGCTGGCCTCACCGCAAAGGTGGAGGAGCTGGGCGACAAGTTCACTGCGCAGGGCGCAGAAGGGAAGCAGCCGGAGCCGGAAGCCCCGACGCCCGCCCCCGAGGAAAAGGCCGACGCCAGCAAAGAAATTTTCGGCAAGCTGGAAGCGCTGACGGATTCCGTCACCAAACTGACCCAGCGCATGGAAGCCGCCGCACCCGGCACCCCCGCTTCGGAAAACTCCGGACCCGCCGATCTCTCCGGCGATGTGATGTAGGGGGCGACGCATGAGAAACGCAACCAGACAGCAGTATAACGCGCTGGGCCAGCAGATTGCCCGCGTCCACGAGGTGGACGACGTGAGGCAGCAGTTCAGCATTGCGCCGAGCGTTGAGCAGCGCTGGCAGGACAAGATTGTGGAGCAGTCCACCTTCCTGCCCCAGATCAACGTCATCACCGTGGATGACATGGAAGGCCAGAACATCCTTGGCTTTGCCGCCGGTCCTGTTTCTGGCCGCACGGACGTGTCCGTGGACGGCAACGAGCGCACCCCGCGCAATGTGCTGGGCATGGCGCAGTATGGCTACAAGCTGGCCCAGACGGACAGCGACGTCTACTTGCCCTATTCCACCCTTGATGCGTGGGCGCGCTTTAAGGACTTCGCGCAGCGCTACACCCGCTACGTGCAGGACCGCATTGCCAATGACCGTGAGCTGGTCGGCTGGTACGGCGAGCAGGTTGCGGACACCACTGACCTTGCCACCTATCCCATGCTTCAGGACGTGAACAAGGGCTGGCTCCAGTACATGCGCGAAAAGTGCCCCGGCAATGTCCTGCAAGAAGGCGCGACCGCCGGAGAACTGCGCATCGGCGAGGGCGGCGACTACATCAACCTTGATGTCGCCGTGAACGATCTGCTTCAGGGGATTCCCCTGTACCTGCGCAAAGATCTTCAGGTCTTGGTGGGGGACGAGCTGATCGCACAGGAGCGGGCCGCACTGTTTGCCGCCGTAGGTGGCAAGCCCACCGAAAAGAACGCGATGAACACGGCGCTGGCCGTTCTGGGTGGCCTGCCGTGGCAGACGCCGAGCAACTTCCCCGGCCGTGGACTGGTCATCACCAGCACCAAGAACCTTTCCATCTACACGCAGGGCAGCAGCTGGAGGCGCAACCTCAAGGACAAGCCCGAGAAGAACCGCACCGAGGACTACAACTCCCGAAACGAGGGGTATGTGGTTGAGAATCCGAAAGCCATGGTGGCTTGGGACTTCAAGAACGTGATGGTCAAGAGCGCCGACGGTTCGTGGAGTTAGGCGATTCCTTCTTCCAACAGGGGGCGGCGTGGTGCCGCCCCCGCTTCTCAGGGGTGAAGCATGAGTCTTTTTTTAGAGCATAAGCGGCGCGTTGAAGGCGACCCGCAGGCGGCAAAGGCTGTGGCGGCTCCCTCTGCGCCGACTCCGGCGACCAGTGGGCGCATTGGCAAGCAGCAGGCGGACGGTATGCTGATGGATTCCGTGGCCGAAGACCTGCGCCGCTTGGGGGACACCAAGAGCGTAGAGCGCAAGATTACGTTCAAGCGCGAGCAGCTGGTCCCGAAGTACCGCGAACACGTGGCGCGGCTGCGCGAGTCCGGCGAGCTCCACCCGCTACTGGGACAGTATTTCGTCTGGCTGTGCGACGTGGGCGACATGGAAGGGGCGCTGGATTTGGGCCTGTATTGCGACGAGCAGGGCATTCCCATGCCGGAGCGTTTCAACCGTGACCTGCGCACGTTCTTGGCGGACGCCGTAATGGACTGGGCGGAGCGTGAGCACGACGCCGGGCGCAGCCCCCAGCCGTATTTTTCTACCGTTCTGGACCGCGTGACCTCGGACGCACCCGACGCATGGGATGTGCCCGACGCCCTGCGCGCAAAGTATCTGCGCCTTCATGGCTTCCTGCTGGAAAATCAGGGCGAGGACGCCGCTGCGCTCAATGCGCTGAACAAGGCGCTGGAGCTTGGCGCCCAGGTGAAGACGCGCCGGGACAAGCTGGCCAAGAAGATCAAGGCCGCAACCGAAACGAGCTAACCCACACCCCTGCCAGTTCCGCCGGGCCGGTGCGGCCTCGCGCCAACACGCGGCCCGGCGGGAACTGGTCAAGAGGCTTCTATGTCGTTCTCCGGCTTCACAGATACACCCCAGACGGAAGTGGTGCACAATGACGGATTCTGGCCGGACGTTGATCTGGCTGACTTCGCCGCATCCTACCGCACGCCAGCCGAGCACGAGACACCAACCCTTGCCACTGCCATCACCCGCGCCATGGACTGGGCCAACCAGCAGCTTGCCGACTTTCAGGCAGAGCAGCGCGCCGCAGGCTACGCCACCCTTGCCGAGGTTCCCGCCAGTACGCTGGCCGGGCAGAGCAGGCTGGTGGGCTGCTACCTGCACGCCGTTTCCTGCCGGGCTGTAGCGTTTTTGACATGGGAATTTCGGCCGCTGACCCGTTCCAGCTCCGCCAAGGACACGCTGGCCGACGCCGAGGAAACGGCGCTGACGGAAGGGAAGTGGCTCCAGTACGCGGAAGAGGCTCTTGCAAACCTGCGGGGCCATGACCGCGTGAGCGTGAGGCTCATATGAAAAAGCTGCAAGGGCTGTGTGACTATCTGCTGCGCCAGACGGGGCTGCCGAGGGGCAATTTTGACGCTTGGGCCAGCCTTGGGGAGATCGATGTGGGCGGTGTGGATCTGGGGCAGGGCGTTGTGGTCTGCCACTTCAAATATGAAGGGCAGATCATCATCAAGCGTTACCCCGGCGACGCCGCCGAACTGCTGGCGCATATTTCCGTGTGGCTGCTGGAGCATGACGCGGAGCGGAACGCACAGGGGCTTGAAATGCCGGACGTGGACGTGGCCCTGAATGACGATCATTCGGCGGATGTGTCCTTTGGCATTCCGTTCAAGGAGCGGGTGGAAATTGTGCAGGACGAGTCCGGGCGCGTGCTGTGGAACGGATCGCGCTGGAGCGTCGCGCCTGTTCCGGTGGATGTGGCCGAGCAGCTGGACGACATGCAGGGGAACGCGACCGCCGGGGTGGAGAGCTAGGGCATGGGGGAACTGCTGGAGTTTAACGTTTCGCGCAAGAGCCAGTTGCGCCTGCATGAGCAGCTGGACGTCCTGACCCTGCCGCCCGAGAGCCGCCGCAAGGTGGCGCGGGCAGTCGTCATGCAGGTGCGTAAGGAGTCGCGCAAGAACGTACGGCAGCAGCGCTGCGTGGACGGCGCACCATTTGCCCCGCGCAAGAAGGGCAAGAGCGGCAAGCCCCGCCCGGAGCAGAACAAGCGCATGCTGATGGGGCTGGCCCGCTTGATGAGCATAGACGCCGAGCGCGTGGGCGCGGGCAGGGTGAGCTGGCGCAACAGCTACACCGCCAAAATTGCGGACAAGCACCAGCACGGCAAGGAAGAGCGCTACAGCGGCCGGGGCGGCAAAGCCCATGACAAGGATTTCTACACCGCCAAGGCGAAGTGTGAACGCTGGCTGGCGCGGGAGATTATCCGTCTCGGTTACCGCAGGGAAAAACGTCTCCCGTCCGGAAAGGTCCGCCGGGTGCGCGTGCCCCAAAAGTGGATCATGGAGCACATGCGGCAGGACGAGGCGGTCAAGGTGTGGCTGGATCTTTCCGGCTACAACCCCAAGGACGATTGGACCATAGGCACCCCGGCGCGGCCGTTCCTCGGTGTGAATCCGGATCAGGCGCACGACATACTGGATGAGATGGCGCGGCAGGCTCTGAGCAAGCTCCGCAAGAAAGGCAAGATTTAACCAAGGAGTTCCCATGGCACTGGGTAAAGTGCAGGTCAACAACCTGAATTTGAATCAGGGGCAGCTGCCGGACATTGAGCGCTATTTCCTCTTTGTCGGGCTGTGCGCCACGAACGCGGGCCAGCTCCTGACCGTGACCCCGGATACCGATCTGGACGAGGTTCTGGGCGCTGAAACCAGCCTGCTGAAAACGCAGGTGGAGGCGGCCAAGCTGAACGCCGGGCAGAACTGGAGCGCCGCGGTATATCCGCTGGCCGAAGCCGCCACATGGGAGGACGCCGTGGACGCCGCCATGGAGGAAACGTCCGTGGAGGCCGTTGTTGTGGTGGATCCCGTGCAGAGCGCGGTGGAGCTGGAGGCCATGCAGGCCAAGGCTGCCGAGATCATGGGCAAGTACATGCGTCCGCTGTTCTTCATGGCCTACACCCGCGCCATCGATCCCGCGCCCGACACGGGCGAGGACTGGGCCAGCTATGTGGCGGATATCAAGGCGCTGACCGATGGCATCGCAGCGAATCAGGTGCTCATTGTTCCCCAGTTGTGGGGCCATGAGCTGGGCACGCTGGCGGGCCGTCTGTGTGACCGTTCCGTCACCGTCGCGGATTCGCCCATGCGGGTGAACACGGGGGCGCTGGTGGGCGAGTGGTCGCAGCGCCCGGTGGATAATACGGGCCGCAAGCTGGACATGGCTATCCTTCAGGATCTGGACCGCGCTCGGTTCTCGGTGCCGCAGTGGTATCCGGACTACCCCGGTATGTACTGGGGGGACGGCAACATGCTGGACGTGCCCGGCGGTGATTATCAGGTGGTGGAGAATCTGCGCGTGGTGCAGAAGGCCATGCGCAAGGTCTACCCCTTGGCGGTTGCGCGCATCGCGGACCGTCGGCTGAACTCCACCCCCGCGTCCATTGCCCAGAATTCGACCTATTTCATGCGCCCGCTGCGCGAGATGTCGCACAGCGTGAACATCCTTGGCCAGACCTTCCCCGGCGAGGTGAAGCCGCCGCAGGATGGAGACATAAGCATCACGTGGCCTACGCGCACGGCGGTGGAACTCTACATGGTGGTGCGGCCTTACAATTGCCCGAAGTCCATCACCTGCAACATCCTGCTGGACCTCACAAATTACGGGGCGGAGGCATAAATGGGACAGAGAATCAGCGGAAAGGATTTTGACGTCACGGTGGGAGATCTTGCCATCCATGTGGACAAGGCCACCTTGTCCATCACGGATAACACGGCGGTGGCCAAGGACCGGGGCGTGCCCAATGGCTGGGTTTCCGGCGATGTGGAGGCCTCGGGAGAACTGGAGCTGGACGCCCTTGACCTCAAGACCATGAGCGAGGCCGCCAAGGCCGCCGGATCGTGGCGCGCGCTGGAGCCGTTTGACCTCGTCTTCTTTGCCCGCACCCTGACGGGCGAGGAAATGAAGGTGGAGGCCTTCAGCTGCAAGGTTAAGGTGGACAGCCTGCTGGATTTCGACGGCAGCGGGGGCGAGAAGCACACCACCAAGATTCCCTTTGACGTAACCAGCCCCGACTTCGTGCGCATCAACGGCGTTCCGTACCTCGACGCCGCCGAAACTGAGGGGCTGACGGCGTAATGGACGACATTGACCGCGCACAGGAGCTTGAAACCCGGCAACGCCGCGCGGCCTTGGCCCGCCTTGGACGCGCCGCGCGCCGCGCGCTGTCCGCAGGGCCAAGCCGGACGCATTGCCTACGTTGCGGGGAGCCAATCCCGGAGGCGCGCCGCAAGGCCGTGCTGGGCTGCCAATACTGCATAGACTGCCAAGCCGACATGGAGGCACACGCATGAATTTTGAAAAAGCCGTTGATTTCGTACTGAAGCACGAGGGCGGATTTGTGGACCACCCGGACGACCCCGGCGGAGCCACGAATTTTGGCGTGTCCCTGCGGTGGCTGCGCGGCCAGAACCCGGACGCCGCTGACATCGATGGGGACGGCGACGTGGACGCCGACGATATCCGCGCCCTGACGCCGGACACCGCGCGGGAGTTCTACCGCCAGAAATTTTGGGACGCCACACACTGCGGCCAGATGCCTGCCCCTGTGGGCGCGGCCGTGTTTGACTCCGCCGTGAACTGCGGCCCGCGCCGGGCCGTGCGCTTTCTGCAGGCGGCCATCCGAACCATTGACCCGGATATGGCCCTGACCGTGGACGGCCTCATGGGGCCGAAGACGCTGGAGGCCGTACGCCTGACCAGCGCCCGGAAGGGCTATGAGCGGCTGGCGGACGCCATTCTGTGGGAGCGGCAGAGCTACTACAACCGCCTTGCCGGGCAGAAGCACTTCCGCACTTTTCACCTTGGCTGGACGCGCCGCGTGTGCGCCCTGCGTGATCTGCTGCACGCCGCATAGGAGGGCGCATGGGATTCTTTGACGCAGTGAGCAACTTTTTCGGCGGCGGTGTGGTCAAGACCATTGCGGACACGGTGAAGGACTACTTTCCCCCGGACATGAGCGAAGCCGAGAAGGCGAAACTCTCCGCCAAGATCACCGAGGCCGAGCTCCGCCGAGAGCGTGAGCTGATGGCGCTGGCCATGGAGGCGGACAAGGAAGTGACGCGCCGCGCGGCCCAGCTGGAGGGCACGGCAAAAGACCTCACCGCGCTGCCGTTCGTCGGGCGGTTGGTGATCTTCCTGCGCGGGTGTCAGCGCCCTGTGTGGGGCTTTGCCGCCCTGTACATGGACTGGCTGTGGTTTTCGCAGTGGAGTCTGACCGACAAGCAGGAAACGGCGCTGATCGTCATCAATATGCTGGTCCTTGGCTTCCTGTTTGGCGAGCGCACCGTGAAGAACCTGCAACCGCTGCTGGTGGAGATCTTCGGCGGTAAGCGGAGAACGGGGCGGGCATGACGTGGCCTGAAATTATGGAGCTTTTCGCCCGGCATGTGTGGCCTTTTCTGATCCTTTGGAATTGCTACCTATTTCAGGTCGCCCAGACTTCGCAGACAAGGTTGCAGAATTTTCAGCTGTATGTGGCCCGAAACTACACATCGAAACAGGATCTGGAAAAGATGCTGGAAGGCTTTGAAGACCGCTTTGACAAGCGTTTCGAGCAGCTTTTCCAGCTCATAAACACAAAGTGAGGATGCAATGCCCCGCGCTATCGAACTGACCGTGAATGACAAGGAACTGATCTTTAACGTCACCCTGCATGACTTCAACGCCTACGTGAACGCCATGACGCCCACCAGCAAGGTTGCCCCGGCGCAGAATTTTCTGACGCGCACCGCGGACTCGGGCAGCCGCGAGGCGCTGCGCGAGCTGCTGGAGATTCCGGGCGCGGTGCTGGAGATCGCCGGCGCGGTGCTTGAGCAGTACAAGCCGGACCTGAACATCACCGTGGGAAAGTCGAGGCCGTAGCCGAAGGGCTGCGGGATAACACGCTGGCCCAGATGGTGGCCCTGTCCCGCAAGTGGTTTCCGCAGCGGGATCTGGACGCCGAGAGCATGGGCGAGGCCTTGTGGCTGGAAGAGGACTACTGGAAGAAAATGACCATCTCCGTGCAAAACGGCATCGCCAAGGCCTTTAAGGGGTAGCATGAGCGCCATTCTGGAAAAGTTGACCTTTGGCTTCAACTTGCAGGACCGGGTGACCGGACCCATAGGCAAGATTCAGAACAAGCTGACCACCATGGCGGACTCTGCCCAAAGCGCCTTTATGCAGGTGGGCATGGGCGGGGCCGCCGTGGCGGGAGCGGGCTTCGCCCTTGATGCCCTCACCGCGCCGGCGCGCGAGATGAGCAAGGCCATGGGCGAGGTGGCCAGCCTTGGCGTTGCCGATGACGTGCTTGCAGGCCTTGGGGACGAGGCGCTGCAATTCAGCACCAAGTACGGGGCTTCCGCCAGCGAGTTCACGCGCTCCGCCTATGACATTCAGTCCGCCATTGCCGGGCTGGAGGGCAACGAGCTGGCCGCGTTTACCAATGCGTCCAACGTGCTGGCCAAGGGCACCAAGGCCGATGCCGGCACGATCACGTCCTACATGGGCACCATGTACGGCATCTTTAAGAACAAGGCCGACGCCATGGGCAAGGCCGAATGGGTGGAACAGCTGTCTGGCCAGACGGCCACCGCCGTACAGATGTTCAAGACCACGGGCATGGAGATGAGCGCCGCGTTTACGAGCGTGGGCGCGAACGCCACGGCGGCGGGCATCGATGCCGCCGAACAGATGGCTATCCTCGGCCAGCTGCAATCCACCATGAGCGGCAGCGAGGCGGGCACAAAGTACAAGGCCTTTCTGGCGGGAGTAGGACAGGCACAGGAAAAGCTGGGCCTGTCCTTCACCGATGCCGAAGGCAACATGCTGGGCATGGTGGATATCCTCGGCAAGATTAAGGGCAAGTTTGGTTCGCTCAAGGCCTTGGAAGACAGTGACGCGCTGAAAAAGGCCTTCGGCTCCGAAGAAGCCTCGTCCATGATTAAGTTGCTCTTGGCGGACTCTGAAGGGCTGGCCAAGAATATTTCCACCCTCGGCAACGTGCAGGGCATGGAGAAGGCGCAGGAGATGGCGCAGGAGATGGTGGACCCCATGGACCGCTTCAATTCAGGCGTCACCGCCATGCGCATCGGCTTTGGTCAAGCGCTCCTGCCTGTCATCAATCCCGTCATTGACAGCCTTGCCGACGGTGCGGCCGTGCTGACGCGTTGGACCAAGGAGTTCCCCACCGTCACCAAGTGGATTGGCTATGGCGTGCTGACCATCCTGTCCATCACCGCGGCCATGGGCGCGTTTACCATGGCGGCAGGGCTGGCGCGCGTGGTGATGATTGGCTGGCAAGCGTCCATGCTGCTGGTGAGTGGTGTCATGAAACTTTTGCGCGGCGTCATGGCCGTATTTCGTATTGCCATCCTTGCCACCAATGCCGCTATGTGGGCCAACCCTGTGGGCATCATTGTGGGGCTTCTTGTGGGCCTTATGGCTGTCATTGGCGCAGTGATCTACTGGTGGGACGACCTCAAGGCCGCGTTTTTGGATTCCTCATGGGGCAAGGGCTTCATGAAGGTGGTGGAGTCAGTGGTGGGGTGGTTCAAGAACCTTGGCGGCATGGTGGAATGGGTGCTGGATAAGCTCAGCTACCTGCCCGGCTTTGGCGGTGATTCCGACGCGGCGGAGCCGAAGAAGGCAGCCCCCGCGCCGCCGCGCGCCCTTGAAGCCCCTACGCAATCCGCCGTACCCGCCGGAGGCCTGACCAAGTCCATCACCAAGAACGTAGCGTCCTCGTCGTCCCAGTCCTCGGCCATGCACGTGGGAACAGTCAATATCAATTACGCAGGCGACATGGACCCGCAGGAGCTGCGGGAACTGCTCCTGATGGAGGTGGGCTAGATGCCGCAGCGCTATGTGGACCTGTGCATCACTGACGACGATATGACCCTAGACCATGGCGGGCAGCCCCTCATGGTGGATGGTCGGGCGTCCATCGCGCAGGACATCAAGCACATGATCCGCGAGACGGGGATCCTTGTGGAGCTGGTGGGCAACCGTGATGCCGGCACCAAGGAATCCGCCGTGGTCCGCCTGACCATTGAGGTGGAGGACGACGACCGTATCGTGCCCGGCTCCGTGCAGATTACGGAGCCGCGTTCTGGCCAGTTCTATCTGCTGGCGCAAACCGTAGCGTTTGGCGACCTCGCCATGCAGCTGGAGGCCGAGGGATGAAGCTGTTCGAGCAGATGCTACAGGACGCAGACGTCCCCACAACGCGCGAGGCCATGCAGGCCCGCTGGGACGCGATCAACGACGAGCAGGGCGGGCAGATCACCAACAACAGCAAGTGGTCCCCGTTCTGGCGGCTTATTTCCGCCATTGTCACCGAGCCATGCGTGCAGTTGGTTGGCGTGCTGAAAGACCACGCGCTGCCCAACGTGTTTCTGCGCTACGCCTCGGGGCGCTGGCTTGACGTGTACGCATGGGGCGTGGACCTCACGCGCAAGCCCGCAACCCATGCGGCCGGAAGCGTGACCTTCACGCGGGAGACGGCAGCGGGGGAGCTGCTTATCCCTGCTGGGACCGTGGTGGAAAGCCCCAGCCTTGGCGGCTACGTCTACAGACTGACCACCACGCAGGACGTCACCGCCGTGGATGGTCAGCTGACCGCTACGGCCCCCGTGCGCGCGGAGCGGGCGGGCAGCGCTTACAACCTTGGGCCGGGGTACTATTCCATTCTGCCCCAGCCCGTGCCCGGTGTGGCGTCCGTCACCAACGCGGCGGACTGGCTGGGTACCCCCGGCGCGGATGAGGAACAGGACGACGAGCTGCGCCTTCGGTGCCGCACCCAGTTCAGCGCCGTGGGCCAGTACCACCACGACGCCGCATACACGGCGGACATCGCCACCTTTGCGGGTATCCGGACCGATTACATCTATTTCAGACACGATGCCCCGCGTGGCCCCGGCAGCGCGGACTGCTTCATCATGCTGGAGACGGGCACGCCCTCGGCGGAGTTTATCGACTCCATCAACGCCCACGTGCGCGACTCCGGCAACCATGGGCACGGCGATGACCTGCGCTGCTGGCCCATGGCGCAACGCTCCATTGACCTGACGGCCACCGTGCATCCGGTGCCCCACCTGCCCGCAGAACGGCAGGACGCCCTGCGCCAGCGCGTGGCGGACATGATCCGCGCCGCGTTCCGTGAAAATGCGGATTACGACGTTACGCGGACGTGGCCGTTCTCGCGGTTCTCCTTCTCCCAGCTGGCGGAGGAGCTGCACGCCGCATGCGCGGATCTGCGCTCCGTGGAGTTCTCGCAAGGGGACATCCTCACGGACATGGAGTTGCCCGTTTTGGGCACGCTGTCCGTCGTCATGGGGGCCGAGTAGATGGGCATGGGCAAGCTGCCGTTTTGGCTGGCCGGGCCGGAGAACGCCGCGCTGGAGCGCGCAGCCGCTGTATGGTTTGCCCAGCTGTGCGAGTGGGCGCAGTGGCCCGTCATGCAGATGGACCCGGAAACCTGCACGGAAAGCGTTCTCGGCCTGCTGGCGTGGCAGCGCGACATTGACCGCTTTGCCGGGGAGCCGCTGGAGCTGTTCCGCCGCCGCGTGAAGTACGCCTACGCCAACGCGCGTGACGCCGGGAGCGTAGCCGGTTTTAGGCGCATCTTTCAGCGCCTTGGCATCGGCTATGTGGAGATTGACGAGCGTATGCCGGGCCGGGATTGGGACGTGGTGGCCATCCGGCTGACGGATAGCCAGCTGGCGGGCAATCAGGCGCTGCTGGACGTACTCATCCAGCACTATGGCCGCACCTGCCGCCGCTATGAGTGGACCGTGATTGCACCGGTTCCCGTCGGCGTGCGCGCCGTGGAGTTCGGCAACAGCTACAGCATGGACCATGCCGCCGTGCCGCCCTGCGCCGTGGGTGCGCGGGCCAGCGAGTTCGGCAACGATTTTGCGACTCTGTAACCAAGGAAGAACCATGGCAACAGTCATCACCTACGCAGGGGAAAGCCTCATTGCTCAGAAGCAAGCCGCAGGCGCGCCCCTTCTCCTTGACCACTTCGTCTTGGCCCTTGTGCCGGGGCAGGATCCGGACCAGCCCGTGGAGCGGGCGGAGGGCATGCCCCCGGCCGAGCAGATCGTGCACCAGTACGTCATTCCCGACGAGTTCAAGGGCTACGTGAATCCGAATCAGGTGGTGTATTCCATGCTGCTCGGCAGCGACGTGGGGGACTTCACCTTCAACTGGGTGGGCCTTGCGGCGCAGGACGGCACCATCGTGACTGTGACGCACCTGCCCGAGATTCAGAAGAGGCAAACGGCGGGGGAGACGCAGGGCAACAACCTGACGCGCAACGTGCTTGTGGAGTTCACGGGCGCACTGGGCACCACGGGCGTCACCGTGGAGGCGAAGACGTGGCAGGTGGACTTTACCGCACGCCTTAAGGGCATTGACGAGCGCGAACGCCGCGCAAACCGTGACCTGTACGGGCGGCAGTGCTTCTTTGGCGACGCTGCCAAGCTGGTGGCGGACGGCGAGGCCTACGCGCTGCGTCCGGGCACGGGCTACGTGGAGGGCGTGCGTGTGGAACTGACGGGCGCACACCCCATCACCCCCGGCGCGCTGCCCAAGAGCGTGTGGCTGGACGTGGCCCTGATGCCCGAAGGCTCCGACATCGTCCCCCGCGCCGTGCCGGTGCTGGGCGAAGACAAAAGCGACTACACCGACGCCGCAGGTGTGCAGCACTACGTCCAGCGCCTTGCCGACATCGATGCGGCCGGGCGCATTACGGACGCCCGCCGGGTGGAAGACGTACAGACCGATGTGGTTCGCTATCTGCTGGAGAACGGCGGCAAGAAGGAAGTGCAACAGCACCTCGACGACGCCGACCCGCACGGTATGCCCCTTGGCGGCGGCGAGCCGGGGCAGGTGCTGGTGAAGCAGGAGGACGGGAGCGTGGCGTGGGACAATGTGGCGGGCGTCCCCGTGGGGCAGCTTTGCTGGTCCTCGCTCGGTGTCCCCCTGCCCGGAACCGTCCCCGCCAACGTCAAACAGAAGTTCCAGCGCGGCCTGTACCCGCAGTTGGACGAGGCCGTCCTTGCCGCCGGGAACTACCTGACCGACGAATCCGCATGGGACGCGGAAGCGGCGGCGCAGGACGGTTCGTGCGGGCGGTACTGCGTGACGGTGGAGCATATTATCCTGCCGTGCTACCGCCACTACATTGCGGCGGCGCGGCCGGGGGAAGCGGGGAAAGAGGCTGGGGATTGGGCTGGTGATGCGATTCGGAATATTACGGGCGACTTCGGTCACCGCAGTGACTTAGGTGCGGGTGATTATCTCGGAGGAGACCATGGTGTTTTCTACAATGAGGAAATCTCAGGTAAACCGGCACATGCGAGTGCTTCAGCTAATGCATATAGAGTGTTTTTTGACGCTTCCCGTGTTGTCCCCACCGCCGACGAGAACCGCCCCAAGACTAGCTACGCTCTGCCCTGCATCAAGGTCGCCGACGTCGCGGTGAACGCCGCGCAGGTGGACATGATGGCGCTGGCTGACCAAGTGGCCAGTATCAACGGGAACAAGGTGGACCGGGGCGAGTGGACGCAGAGTCTTGGTGAAAGCGGATGGCAGAAACTACCCAGTGGGTTGATTTTGCAGTGGGGAAGCTTTCTGACGGGAAATATAGGCAACGAAGCAGAAGGGAATTGTCTTTTCCCTGCTACATACCCCAATACTTGTCTACAAGTGTTGATCGGTAGTCACGTCGGGAAAACGAACAGCGGCGCTTCCAGTGAAGGGATGTGTGTTATGTCATTCACATCACAGGGATTCACGTGGCGCTCAAGCTGGGATAGCCGAGCTAGTGCGGACGGTATAACTGGACCCATACAATGGTTTTCATTAGGGAAATAGGAGGTCGCTGTGAAGTACAGTTCAACAACAAACGGCTTTTACACCACAGCACTACACGGCAACAACATACCCGCCGACGCGGTGAAAATCACCGATGCCGAACACCGCGCCTTACTGGACGCACAGGCACGCGGCAAGCTCATCCAACCTGACGCCAACGGCCGCCCCGTTGCCGTGGACCCGCCCCCGCCGCCAGAACCCACTGAGGCCGAACTCGCAGAGCGCGCCCGCGCCGAGCGGGACCGCCTTATGCGCGAGGCCTACGACCCCGCCGTGATGCAGCTCCTGCGCAAGCGTCGCGTTGTCGTGGCTGCCTCGGGCGACACGGCGGGCATCGATGCGCAGCTTGCCGCATGGGATGCCTACGCCAACGCCCTTGAATCCGTTCCGGACCAGCCCGAGTTTCCTCGCGTCATTGATTGGCCCACCGCCCCCACGGCAGCCCCGGAGGTGGAGGTTGCTCCGGAGCCGGAGGGCGCGGCGGCAGGTGTGGAGGTTTAGGGTATGGTCTGGGCGCGAGGTGGGTTTGCTTTGCCGCAGGAGGCGGTGGCGATACATGATGCAGCGGGCGCCGCGCTGGCCGGGGCTGGTGAGGCCAGCGCGGCCAGCGCGGGGCGTCTGGGCGTTGTGCGTGGTCGGCTCCCCCTTACACCGTCGCCCGTGGCCGGACAGGCTGCGGGCGCTTTGGCGCTCCGGGCGCGGTTGGCGGAGTTGGTGTCCGTGGGCGGCGTGTGTCTGGCCATACACCCCTACGTGCATACAGTGGGCGACCGCCGCGGCGTCCCCGCGTATCTGACGCCGGAGGCCGCGGTGGAGTGCTTGGCCACCAAGCTGGCCGACGCCGAGAACTCGCCGCCGGGCGGCGCGCTGGAGGCCGTGGGCCTTATGGTCTGCGGCACCTCGCACGCGGGTTTCCGCGACGCCCTGCACACTGTGAATGCGGTTTTTCCGGTGACGGCCATGCAGATGGCGGAGCGCCGCGCGGGGTGGTTGGTCACGCTGGAGCGGGACAAGTTTGTGCGTCCGGTGGCCCCGGCGCAGCCGGAGTGGGGTGAACAGGATCCGTGCCGGCACACGTCGGTGGACCAGTGCGCCCGGACCCTTGGCGCGCGCCTTGCGCAGGTGGACGGCTTCGACGCCGAGAACACGCGTCCGGAGGATGAATTGACCGCCGTCATGGAGCGCTGCAGCGCGCGGCTGGCCGGGCAGGACGGCGCATGGCAGCGTCTGCTGAAGCTGATGCAGGGGGACGCCGGGCATGTGCTCCACGCTCAAGGGAGTGCGGCGCAGATTCGGCGCGACGTGCTGGCCGCCCCGGTCCCGGCGCGAGGGTACAAGTTGACCGCGCTGCTCTGCTGGCTTGCTCCGCCGGAACATATGCGATTTTTTCGGGAGATGCTGACGTGAATACGTTGTTGCGGCTGGATGATTTCACCGTGCCGGGCTACGGCCTGCGCGTTTCCGGTGATCTGGAGATCAAGACGGCGGACCTTTCGGGCGAGACGAGCGGCACGGCCACGGCGGAAAAGGGCGTGAAGCCCAAGAAGCTGCGTGTGTCGTGCACGGTGCCCTTTGCCGAGTCCCACGCCTTGCGGGGGCTTATCCGCATTGCCGAGGCCAAGGACGAGGACGGTACGCTGCACATCTACACCGTTGCCAACCTGACGGCCAATGCGGCGGGCGTGCGGCAGGCGCAATTCTGCGACCACGTGCAGTGGCAGGAGGTGGACGGCCTTGCCGCGTGGTCCGTGTCGTTCACTCTGCGCGAGCACATGAGCGTGCCCGAGCGCGTGGAAACACGCCAGAAACCAAAGCAGAAGACCGTGGAGCAGCAGAGCGAAGGAAAAGCCGTCACGCCGGAGGGCGAGGGCGTCCCCGCGCCTGCGCCGGATACGGAACAATCCCCCGCCACTGGCGACATCCTTGGCGCGGCAGAGCGCGCCGCGCAGACTGCGCTACGTTTTGACGGAGTTGTGCAGTCCTTTGGGAGGGCGCTGCGGTGAAGCTCGCCAAGTCGCTGGCCGTGGGCGGAAAGGTGGTTCCGCTGGTGTCGGAGGATATCCGGTTGCAGCTCCACCAGCCGGGGCGGGCGGTGTTTCAGGTGCAAGCTGCTGCGCCGCTGTCCGGGCTAGTGCGTTTTGAGATGGGATACACCAGTGACGAGGCCGTGGCGTTTTTCATGGGCGTGGTGGAGGCCTCGCACACCGTGGACGACACACAACAGCGCATCATGTGCCGTGAGCTGGCCGCCGTGCTGGCCGCGCCCCTGCCCGTCAGCCTGCGTCACCCGGACCTGCATGACGTGTTGGCCGCGTATACGGGGCTGACCGGGCTGGAATTCGTGCTGCCGGATGCCCCATACACCCGCCGCCGCGTGCCGTACTTCCAGACCTTGGGCCGCGGGTACCACGGCATGGACCAGATCGGCGCGGTGTTCGGCATCAAGGACGCCATGTGGCAGCAGCAAGGAGACGGCGCGGTCTACGTGGGCGCGTGGCAGGACTCCCGCTGGGCGTCGCGCCCGGTGGAGCTGGCGGAAAAGTGGTTCAGCCGCGTCAGCGCCGACGGCGGCAAAAAGCTCCCCGCAATCCCACACCTTCGCCCCGGCGTGCAGCTCAACGGCCGCCGCGTGGCGAGTGTGCAATTTTCTGGGCATGAAATGGTGGTGCAATGCTGAAGACAATCAAGCGGGCCGTGCTGGCCCTGTTCCCGGAACTCTCGGCGGGACTGCATCTTGACCGCTATGCGCGCGTGCTGGCCGTAGCGGATCCGCCGGGGGGCGGCGCAGCGTGTGACCGCTTCCGGCCGCGCTACGCCGTGGATATTGAGATCCTGACGCCGGAAGGCGAGCGGGACGCGGCTTTTCCGGTCTATGAAGCCGTTCCGCTGCCCGTTGCCGTGGGGGCGGGCATGGAAGCGGGCCTGTACGGCGCTCCGGAGCCGGGGGCGTTGCTGGTTGTGGGGTTCGCCTACGGGCGGCCTGATTGCCCGCTTGTGCGTCAAATTTATCCGCAGGGGCTATCTTTGCCCGACTTGCGCCGAGGCCAGCAGAGATGGCAGCAGAACGCGGCGGTGTTTCAGGAAGTCGATCCCGGCGGCAACTGGAGGCGCGTCACGGACCGGGGCATCACGGACGAAAGCCTGCGCCGCACCGTCCGGACCGGGGAGGCGGTGGCCGATCTCGGCCGCGAAACCCGGCGCATCGAGGAGGAGAGTTCGGAAGTGGTCGGCGGCGTGAAGCACATAGAGGCCCACGGCGCGCTAAAACTCCTGTCTGGCGGCTGCGCGAATCTCTCCAGCGCGGATAACCTGAATCTGACCACGGCAAGCGACCAGCGCGAGACAGTAGCGCGCGACGCCCTCAAAGTGGTGGGCAAGGACGAAAATACGACAATCAAGCGCAACCGCGCGGAGATGGTGGAAGGCGACGAGCAGAAGACCATAGGCGGCGAGAGTACGGTCACGGTAGGCGGAGGGCGGAGCGTGACCGTGGGGGCGGATTCAAGCGAGGCCGTGAGCGGCGACAAGAGCCTACAAGCCGCCCACATCGCCATGACGGCGGAGACCTTCGCCATAGTCAGCACGGACGGCACAGTCAGCTTCCTGCCGACGGTTTTGGGGTTTATGGAAGAGACACGCGAGGCACTGAACAAACTGGCCACCCACACCCACCCCGCAGGCATAACTACCCCGCCAGACGTGCAAAGCGGGGTGGCTGGTCATGCCGGGAATGTCGGTGATCTGCGGGGGGATTTGGAGAGTATTTCGGGATAGGGGAAAGGCGGACCGAGAGGCCCGCCTTTTTTTTGTGGCTATGCTGCCGGTGTGGCGATGATATCAAGCACTTCATTTGCCGTGTAGGTCACGACGAGGTCCACTCCCGCGACGGTGGCCTTCTGTGCCTCTCCTGCTGTAGCTTTTGCCTGTTTCAGGAGAGAACCGAACGCCTTAGACGCTGCCGACTTGTCGGAGAACGGGGCCGTCTGAACAAGGGCAATTACAGCTGTGGCGTAATCGTCCGCCGTATCCTTCCTAAAATAGCCATTCAGGTTGATCTGCGTCACCTGCCCGCCTTGCTCCTCAATGTTGAGCAAACCAAAGTCGCCGAGTTTGTAGCTGCGGTAGATATCCTTCTTGAAGGGTACAGGAGCCACGGCGCCACCGAAGTCTTGCAGGAATTTTTGATAGGGCAGTGCAAAGGCCGCTGCGGTTTCAATGGCTTCACCGTCAATGGCCCTCGTGATGGTTGAGGCAGAGATGGACGGTGGCGTGTCGGGCAGGTTGGGGGCCAGCATTGCTGCGTAGCCGTCGGCCGCCATCACTTTGCCGTCCGGAGCAAGCCAAAAATGCGCGTCATCGGCAAGAACCGCAGTCCCGCCGAACAAGGGCGCGGTTTTCCATTGCTCGACATTCTCGGGCTGGTTCATCATCTTTGCCACGGCCTGCACAGCCGGATCCTCTGGCAAACCACCACCGCACGCGGTCAACATTACTGCGGTCAGCGCCGCAAACATTCCCAAGACAAACATTCTGCGTAACAT